ATGTCAAAGAAAGAATTGAGAACTTGTATACTTTGCGGTAAAACTTACTCATTTTGTCCAGTTTGTAATCCAGAAGATCGTTTGAAACCAACATGGTATTTTTGTTGGTGTTCAGATAATTGTCATGAGGTTGATAAAGTTGCTTCCGCTTTTGAAGATGGACGTATAACAAATATTGAAGCCAAAGCAAAATTAGAAAAGTTAGATTTAAGCAGAAAAGAATATTTTGGCGAAAGCTATAAAAATTCTATTGCTTCTATTATGAAGGCAAAGGCACAAGTTATTAAGAAAGAAAATAAAAAGATAGATGTTAAATCTGTCAAAAAAGATATTGTTACAAAAGTCGAAAACGAGGCTGAAAGTAATGTTGAATAGTGATTTTTAAATAAGGGATTATGACATACCACTATTCAATGTTGTAATCCCTATTTTTTACGCTATTTATATGAGGGATAAAAAGGAATGATTAAAACAAATTTAAAACCAAGGGATTATTCAATACATGAAGTTGTGAGAATAGTCAACCCAAAACAATATTTGTTATATATAAAAAATGGTGTTTACCCAATAGATATGTATACAAGTATTGATGAGGATACAAGTAACATCATTTTAGCTGTTGTGTTTCTTAAAGAAGAAACTACAGATGTTTATAAGAAATGGTGCAATCATGAATTAAATTAATACGGAGGATTAAAATTATGACAGATTTATCATTTTTAACAAATTTTACAGTACCGATTATCGTTGGTATTTGCTTATGTATTGGCTATGTATTAAAAAATATTGTTACAACGGATGTGGTTAATAAGTATATTCCACTGATTATGGCAGTGCTTGGTGTTACATTAAACACATGGATGAATATGAGCTTCACACCTGAAATTTTACTTGGTGGACTTGTATCTGGTCTTGCTTCTACTGGTTTGTATGAAGCCTTCAAGAATTTTTTAAAAAAGTAAAGAAGGGATGGTGCATATGAGTGCAGGAGATACAGAATTTAGCACAGATTGATTATTTATTAGTCATTCTTGGGTTCTTTGCCATCTTATTTGCAGCCAAGGAAATTCTCGAAATATTCGGTTATTTTAAAAAGAAATTTCGCATTAAAACAGGAAACGAAGAAGATAAAGAAACTGTTGAAAATCGTATTAAAACG